CCGCTTGATTCTTCATCAACCACAGTTATACTTGAAATAGTAATTTCGCCGTCGCCGATCTGCGGAAGAAACACGTTAGCAAACTGGAAGTCAATATAATCTACAATTGATCGTGTGTTAGGAATAACGTCGTCGTCGATTACGTTTCCTGTGATAGTACTGCCTGAATATGAAAACACTTGTTTTTCGTAATCTGTAGTACCAGTAACACTTAGTACACCAGTGCCACTGTTTATAAGATAAAGATCGCCGCCGCCAGTTGAGATGCTGTTTGTTCTGATACCTACAAGTGCGCCTTCATTGTCTCTAAAAACAAATCCGCCTGTTTTCGTTGTTTCGGTATTTGGATCTCTCCAAGTTATGTTCTCACTAAACAAAAAATATCCGTCGGAGAATGTTCCTCGATCGATTCTCAATCCTGCTTCGTCAAGAGTAATGCCAGCACCGGTTTCGCCGCTGTTGACTACAATAATATTATCTCTAATTGCAAGGTCTTCTGATTCTACAGTTGTGGTATTGCCTTCAACAATCAAGTCTCCAGAAATGATAACCTGTCCCTGCTCGGGACCAGTGTTCAATCTTATTTGGCCGCCCTGTTGTACGGTTACAAAAAAATTGCCATTGGGTACATTTACAAATCTTGACATTTATATTTCCTTAAAATAGGGGGATTTCTCCCCCTATTATTAGATTGCTGTTAGTAGAATCTGATCACCTGTTGAATCGTCATATTGTGACATTACCCAAGTATATTTGTTACCACTAAAATCTGTTGCTACACGCTTAGTAATCTTAGAAATAGCAACTTCTGCAGAACCATCGTTTAGAGTTCCCAGCATCTGAATCTCACCTTCTGCGTTTGGTGTAGTTTCTACCAGTGTGCCTGTTCTAAAAAAGGTAGATGTTGGACCTTTAATACTTTCGCCATCTACAAAGCTATCGTTCGCTTCACTTAGTACGATAAATGTTTTTGCGCCACGTTGTTTGATGATCATGTAATCTGTGTTAAGATCACTGTCTGCAGCAAAGAAACCGCTTAGTCTAATACCAGCATTTGAATCGCTAACTGTTGTGCCGAAAGATCTAATTACATCAATACCGTTTATGTCTTTTCTTAATGGTCTTCCCATGATTATTTCTCCTTTGTTTAATCATTGCCGTTCTAGGGTCTACGCGGTGGATATCCGCATAAGTCCTACTGCTTAGGTAGGCACCTATATTTGACAAAAGTATTTATCAAAAATTGTCAAGTCATAAAAATAGGCCCCGTAGGGCCTATTTTATTTAAACTAAACTACCTATTACTGGAAGCTTACATTACCTGAAGTAATGCCAACCTTACCTAGGTAGTCACTTGCGTTACCGAGCGACGACGCAGTGTTAGTTAGTTCTACATAACCATAACGAGTCATGAAGCTAACAACTGGTTCGAAAGTATTCGGATCAAGCACAACACCTGAGCTCATCAGTGGGATGTATGGGCAGTAGAATGCCGCCGCATCTGATTCTGATGAACCTTTGTAACCGATGAGTACTGCTGAGTCATCGGCTGCATATGTGTTAACATATACTTTCATCGCATTGTTTAGAGTACCAACCATCTTAGTGTTAGTTGGTGCTTCAAAAGTACCTTCAGTTGTACGAGCAAACGCTGAAGTAGTAGCTGACTGAAGAATTGTAAGCGCGAATGGCGATACAACTGCCCAGTTACCAGCACCACGACGTGTACGCTGTGCAATCAAGTTGCTTACACGGTTGATTTGAACAGCAAGTGCTGCGTGCTCGTCACCAACGAATGTAGCAGTACCACTTACAGAAGCCTGATCATAAGTCTGATAAGTGCCAGCAAGTGAACTTAAAGAATTAAGTACTTCTTGGTCGATTTCAGCAGTAATCTCTTGAGCAAGTGCTGCCATGATTTCTGCTTCTACGTCGATGCCATGCTGTGACTGTGCGTCTTGTGCAGCTTCGAAAGTCCAACGTGCGCTGAGCTTACGAGTTTTAGCTTCGACTGTTTGCTTCAAGATCTGAATGCTTAGTCTGTTACCGACTGTACCTTCTGCTGCCGCAGTTGGGTTAGCTTTTGCAGTTGTAGCATTACCTGAGTATGCTTCAGCAATCTTGAATGGGCTTAGAGCTTCTTCACCTGCTACTGCACCTGAGGCGCCTGATCCAAACGAGTCCGAATAGCGAACACGTAGGGTGTGGATTTGACCCACAGGTCCTGTCATTGGCTGTACGCCAACGAGTTCGTTTGCAATGACTGTTGGCATTACACGACGAATAACTGGTAGGATAACACGGTTAAGTGTTGCGACATTACCGGCAGAAGTAGCACCAGCTGTGGCAGTTTCTGAAAGATACCTACGAGTATTTTCCAGTGTGCTTGCCATAACAGCTTTTTTGTTGCCTGAAAGGCCTTCGAGAAGTGCTGACTTCGTATCCTGCCAGCGACTTTCTAGTAGTTCTGACATTATTATCTCCTTAATTTAATCCAGCAAGACGACGAATGTCTAATACATTGTCATTTGCTTTACTACTAACGTTAGTGTGTGAAACTGTTTCGCGGTTGCCTGTTACTTCTTTTGCCTCTGCTAATACTGCCTTCTGCTTTGCTGGACCTTTGCCGTTGATAACCGCAGGTAGATACTTGTCAAATGCAGATTGTAGTCTGCCAGTTTGAACTGATTCCAGTAAGTCTGTCATAATTTCACGCTGCTCATTGCTCAGTGGAGCAATTAGTTCGCGTACTGTGCTTGATCTATTTACAGATTCTTCAAGCTTTTGCTTTTCAGCTGCTTTTGATTCTGCAATACGTTTCGCTTTTGCAGCAAATGCCTTTGCTTCTACAAGTTGCTTGTCTTTTGTTTCAAGAACTTTTAGAAGTTTCGCAGTTTCTGAATGTTCATTTAGATATGAAATTCCATATTCTGCTGCAAATGCTTCAAATATTTTACGACCAAAGTCGTTTCTACGTGCTGTGTCAATATCTTCTTTAAGTGCTGAGATCTCACTTTTAAGACCTTTTGCAACTGTTTCAGATACTGCTTGAGCGCTTCTTTCGATAAAGTTACGCTTAACTTTAGCGAAGTGTGATTTAGCTTCACGTACTAGTCGTACTTTTGTTTCAGCTAAGTCTTTCTTATCTTCGTGGAACTCTGCAATTTCGCTTGATAGGGCTTCTACTACAAACTCTTCAAGCTTGCTGTAGTTTTCAGCCATTGCTTGTTTGTCTGTGCGTAGTTCTGAGATTTCTTTTTGTAATTGTTCTACAACGAAACCTTTTAGAAGGCTTGCATTTTCACGCATCGCAACTGCATACTTTGCCTTTGCTTCTGCTAGCTGTTTGCGATCTTCTGCAAACTCTGCAATCTCTTCCTGAAGACGCTCGGAGAGCATAGCATCAATGGCTTCTACCATTGTCTGCTTGTCATGCTCGTACTTGGTAGCAAATTCTTCACGTAGGTCGGCAGTTGCCGCGCGACGATTTTCTACTACCTTGCTTTCCCAAGCTTCTTCAATCTGTGCCCTGATCTCTTGCGAAACAACATCATTTTCAAAGAGTGCTTTCAGTGCATCTATCATACCATTCTCCTAGTTTATTGGAGTTTGCTGATTATATTAATCAGCGATTCCTTTAGATACTTTTGTGCCTTGTCGTCGTGTTTTGTTGCCTGTGCTAGTTCATATGCCTTGTATCCACCGCGGGCATTCATTAGATGCTCGTAGATTGGTGTTGGGTAAGCACCGGGGGCGCTGGGCTGAGCCACAACGTCCACAGTAATAATTTCAAAATCAGACACAGTATTCGAATCGTCTTCTGATACATTTCCGCTACCTCTCGATGAGACACCTAGTTTAACTCCTGCTTCAAGCATTGTTTTAACCAGTTGTCCCATCGGGGTAGGAAGTATTTTTAGTTTTCCGTAACCATTTGGACCATCCATCCACATTTCATTAATCATGTGGCTAACTCTGTCCAAGTTGATATTAAGGCCTTCTGGATGATCCACTTCACCGAGAACACTATATCCTCCTGCACATTGATCATTGAGAGTTTTGACAGCCCTGCCTATTTCATTCACAGGATACACTCGCTGATTAGCGTTGCGAACACCGCCTTGAATGCAAATGCCTTTCATGTAAAGGTCCTTGCCTTCGTTTGCGTTTTCGACAACTATCTTAGCTTGGTCGAATGTCAAATGCTCTCGTAAGTTTCTCATTCAAACTTCCTTAATCTTGTCTTACTTTGCTCTTTTCGGAGCGCCGTTTAACATACTGCTGGCTGATTTGTCAGCAGTCTCTGGCTTGCCCTTTTTCTCAGCGCCGTGGCCAGGTTGGTTTGACATTTTTGTCGCCCCCTTTGCACCAACAACGTTTACGTTCTTGGTATTCATATCCTTTGGGTTCTGAGCATTTAGTGCTGAACCTTTTAAGTTACCTTTGTTGGCTTCTACGCCTGCTTCTGTACCGCTTTTTGCGATGTTAGCAGTTGTTCCGCCCATATCATTTTTGCCTGCAACTGAGCTCTTAGTGTTTACTCCGTTGTCGCCACCGATCTTTGCGCCAAGTCCGCCGCCGTTGATCTTTTCTACGTATTCACGCATTTCTTCACCAGCAGTTTTCTTTACTTTCTTGTCGTCTTTCTTATCGGCTTTTTTAGCTTCAAACGCATATGACTCTTTTTCTTCTTCGTCTTCTTCGTCGCCCATGTCCATATCGTCGTCTTCTTCGTCGCCCATGTCGTCGTCTTCTTCGTCGCCCATGTCGTCGCCGTCCATGTCGTCGCTATCGCCGCTGCCCATAAGCTTTTCGAATTCTGCTTTTAGATCTTCCAGGGCGTCTTCTAGGTCTTCGATGCGATCTTCTGTATCGCCTTCACCACCCATGTCCATGTCGTCGCCTTCTTCGTCATCATCCATACCAAGATCGGCCATCATGTCGTCAGTTGTGTCGCGGCGCATCATGTCGTCGTCTGCTTCGACTTCAAACTCGTCTAGATCAAAACCTTCGTCTAGATCATCGTCTGACTCATCGTCTTCGTCGTCTGACTCGTCTAGGTCATCATCGTCTGACTCATCGACTTCTTCGTCATCTGACTCGTCTACTTCTTCGTCTTCATCTTCTAGAAGTGACTCATAAATATCTCTTGACTTTTCTACTACGATTTCGTGGAAAAGTTCTTCTGCTGCGTCTTTATCTTCGTTGATAAGAAGCTCTAGCATTTTTTCAAATTTGCTTAGGTCTGCCATTTCAAACTCCTGTAAATGTTATCGCACTTATTCAGTGCAAGGCTGTCATATTATATTTACTATTTATATGAAAAAATGCGTAGAAACAGGCTCAAAGCAGCCTGTTTTATCTACACATCACAAGATTCCAAAGATTTTCTTAAATTCATCCATGGAAATATGGGTTAAGTTCGATAGTTTACTCAATTCGTTAGGGACAAAAACGTTTTCTCCCAGCACTCTTATATATCTCTTTTTTGAAAATTTTTGTATAGTGATCGTTGTTTGCTTTAACCAATTGCCGTGATACGTGGCTCTTTCGTTACTGCGTTTGTAATTAAAAGAGTCTGCGTATACATTGTTTACCAGTTCGCTGTTGGTGCCTAGACCTTTGTAGTCAAAACCTAAAATATAAATTTCATCGTTTCCGTGATCGCTGGCTAGATGTAATGCTGTAGGTCCTGAGCTCCATCCTTTGCTGGGACTGAAAAAATTAAAATTAGTTAATTTTGAGAATGCCTTGTTTGGATTTGTCCAAACTGCGCAACGCTGCTGAACTGACTCCTTGTTTAATTCAATTACCATTTTTGTATCAACTGCCACAAGATAGTCAGGAAGATAATCTCTGTAGATGGCATTGCATCCGTACACAGTTCCGTTTTGTTTTAATTTGGATAAGTCTAGATCTTTGCGGCTAGTGCCGTTACCAAGTACAAATGCTACTTTTTTCAAACATTAAACTCCGCCAGATTCTGCATTAGCAGCTATACCATACATCTGCTTGACAAAATCAAGCTCTTTGCGTTTTTCTTCTGTATGTAGTTCACTGGCTTTGCGTATGCGACTGATCTGGCGAAGTGTTAGTCTTGTTTTGCGAGTATCATCTTTTTTCATAGGACTTTGGTCGTAGTCAGCGTCGTAGCGTTTGTCATCTACGGTCTCAACAGTTTCTCTATCAAAATAAAATAATTCACGTAATATCATACTATTATTTATACCGTTTGGTCAGTTGTTGGGGCTGCGCCCAGATCTTGACCAGTTGCTGTTTCGGGGCCTGCGCCTTCTCCGCCGTCTACTGGAGGTAATTCTTCACCAGTTTCATCTTCAAGGCCGCCTAGGTCGGAACCAATGCCAGCGCCGCTGATGCCAGCATCTCTCATTTCAGCACTAGCATCACCTGGTAGCGGCTCTAGTACATCATCGTTTTCTTCTTTCCATAGGCGTTCATTCTCTGCAATTTCTTCTTCAGTCATACCAAGGAAGCGTTTCATAGCAAAACGATTTGACACATAAGGTATTGCACTCATCTGTGTATAAGTTGGAACACGAGCATTGTCGATTTCGCTTTGACGATATGCTGCAAAGTTTTGCGGCGGTTGGAATTTGAGATCAAACATTGACGTATCAATGTTGATTCCTTTTTCCAACATATATCTTTTAAATTCTGTGTCGAATTCTTCAACTACTAGATTTTGCAAACGTTCACAATAGGTATTGAAGCGAAGTTCTTGTATGTAGGCTGTGCCCACACG